ACACTAGTTATGTCTAAACTAATCTATCCCGACAGAGCAGTAAGAGATGCAAAGAAGAACTCAATTAGCAAAGACATGTATGGTAGACACTCTCTTAAATCTTGGGGTCAAAGACTAGGACTACATAAAGGAGACTTTACTGACTTCAAAGAGTTCAGTCCTGAGATGGTGATGTACTGTGAGAATGATGTTGAGCTTAATCACATGCTTTATCGTAAGTTGACTGAGGCTAACTTCTCTGAAGAGTCAATCCAATTAGAACATGACATCCATAAGATTTGTTTAAAACAAACAGAAAATGGATTTCCCTTTGATACTAGAAAAGCTTCTAGGTTGTATGCTATCTTAGCTGAAAAAAGGAATATACTCCAGAAAGAACTTAAGGAAGCTTTTGGAAACTGGACAGAAACAGAAACATTTGTTCCAAAGGTAAATAATAAAAGTAGAGGGTATATTAAGGGAGTTCCTTTTATAAAAGAAAGGGTGATAGAATTTAATCCGAACTCTCGTAGACATATAGCGAAGAGACTACATGATATTCATGGTTGGGAACCTAAGAAGTTCACTCCTACAGAAGAACCAAAAATAGATGAGACTGTACTATCGGAACTACCTTATCCAGAAGCTCAACTAATGGCGGAAGCATTTAGAGTCAACAAATTAATAGCACAACTATCAGAAGGTAAACATGCTTGGTTATATCACGAAAAGGATGGTAAAATACATGGATCGGTTAATACAATGGGTTCAGTCTCAAGTAGATGTTCTCATTCACACCCTAACATCGGTCAAGTACCTAGTGTCAAAGGGTTCTACGGAAAAGAATGTAGAGAACTATTTTATGCACCAAAAGGTTTTAGCTTACTCGGTTGTGACGTTTCAGGCCTTGAGATTAGGGTCGTGTCTCATTATCTTGCAACTTTTGATGGTGGTAATTATGCTAAAACTGTTATTGAAGGAGATATACATGAAGCTAACAGGGTGGCTACTAACCTTCCTACTAGAGATCAAGCTAAGACTTTTATTTACGGACTACTTTATGGTGCGGGGGATGCCAAGCTCGGACAAATTGTTGGGAAGGATGCAAGAGAAGGTAAGAAACTTAAGGACTTATTTTTTAAAAAGGTTCCTGCCTTCAAAAAGTTAAGACAAAAGGTATTTAGTAAAGCTGAGAGAGGCTTTCTATTTGGACTTGATGGTAGAAAAGTACCAGTTAGGTCAGTACACTCATCACTTAACTCATTATGTCAATCAGCAGGTGCGATTATATGTAAGAAGTGGGTAGTAGAGTTCCATAAAAGTATGGAGGAAGAAGGATTTAAAGATGGACAAGACTATGAACAGGTTGCTTTTGTTCATGATGAGATTCAAGTCATTGTTAGAAAAGGTATTGAAGACAAAGTAGGTAAAATAGCTATTGAATCAATAACTAAAGCAGGAAAACTTCTAAGTTTAAAAGTACCACTAACAGGGGAGTATAACTTTGGCTCTAATTGGGCTGAAACACACTAAAATAAAGGGGAATATGCAGTTACTTATAGATGGGGACATCTTAGTATATAAAAGTTGTCTCGTTGTAGAGAAAGAAGTTGATTGGGGTGATGACATTTGGACATTACATTGTGATTTCAAAGATGTAAAGAGACTTATTGATAAAGAAATAAGTGAGTTACAAGAGAAGGCAGAGGCAGACTCAGTTATAGTATGTTTAAGTTCACATTTAAATTTTAGAAAAGACATTAACCCAGAGTACAAATCCAAAAGAGTAGGTACAAGAAAACCTGTGTGCTACAAACCTTCTAGGGAATATATATCAGAAAAGTATAAGTCTTCCATGTCTAAATGGTTAGAAGCTGATGACCTTCTTGGTATATTATGCACACAAAGTCCTGAAGATACTTGTATAGTATCAGCAGACAAAGATCTACTCACAATTCCGGGTAAGCATTGGGATTTCCAAACGGAACAGATATTTGACTTGAGTGAGAGTTCAGCAGAAAGAAACTTTCTAATGCAGACACTAACAGGTGATGCTGTAGACGGTTACTCTGGGTGTGCTGGAATAGGTAAAGTTTCCGCAACTAGAATATTAGACGATATAGACAAGAAGAAAAAGAGTAGATGGGCAGGAGTGTTAAAGACATACGAGGAAAAAGGGTACTCTAAAGAAGATGTTATTACTCAGGCTCGGATGGCATACATACTACAGAAGGAACAATTTAATGGGATAGATAAGTACCCCTCACTTTGGGAACCTCCAGTATTTGAATATGGGAAGGAAACAGCATGACTAACTATAGTTTAGATGAGATAGAAAGAAAGGAATCTCAGAAACAAAGACAACAAAGAGTACATGGGTTAGATGAACGGTATAGTTCAAATGAAGGATTCGGGAGAGATGACCAAGACAATATTAAAAACATATTACGGAATACACCTAAATCTTCTAAACCATGTCAACAGTGGGATGCACAAACTCAGAGCTATGTATCAGTATATGAGGATGAGGATGTGACTAGCCCTAAACACTACATTGGGTTAGGTATTACACCTCTTGAGTATATAACTGCTAATGAGTTAGACTTTTTAGAGGGGAACGTAGTTAAATACATTACTAGATACCCACATAAAGGCGGAGTAAATGATTTACTAAAGGCTAGAACATACTTAGAGAAACTTATTGAACGAGAGGTGAAGAAATCATGAGTAACATATTACCTACACAATACCAACAATACATCCACCTCTCAAGATATTCACGATGGGACTACAACAAGAAAAGAAGAGAGACGTGGGAAGAAACAGTAGATAGATACTTCAGATTCTTTAGAGGACACCTTAAAGAGAATTGTGGATACACTGTAGATAAGAAACTAGAGACCACACTAAGGAGCGCAGTACTTAACCTGCAAATTATGCCTTCAATGAGGTGTTTAATGACCGCAGGAGAAGCTTTAGATAAAGAGAATGTAGCAGGTTACAACTGTGCTTACCTACCTATTGATTCCCCAAGGTCGTTTGATGAGTTACTCTATGTACTCATGAATGGTACTGGTGTTGGATTCTCGGTTGAATATAAATACACCAGCTTACTTCCGTTTGTACCTGAGAACTTACACGAAACCGACTCTCTCATAGTTGTTAGAGACTCTAAATTAGGGTGGGCTAAAGCTTTTAGGGAACTAGTTTCACTTCTTTACTCAGGTTTGATACCAAAGTGGGACATAAGTGGAGTTAGGAAAGCTGGATCACCTTTAAAAACCTTTGGTGGTAGAGCAAGCGGCCCTGAACCTTTAGAAGACTTATTTAGATTCACTGTCCGTACCTTTAAAAATGCAACCGCTACTAAACTAACCCCACTACAATGTCATGATATAGTATGTAAGACAGCGGAGGTGGTAGTAGTAGGCGGAGTTAGAAGGAGCGCTTTGTTATCCTTAAGTGATGTAGGTGATGAACAAATGCGTACCTGTAAATCTGGAGAGTGGTGGGGTATACAACCTCAACGTGCTTTAGCTAACAACTCAGCTAATTACCATAGTAATCCAGATGTAGGTACTTTTTTAAAGGAGTGGCAAGCTTTATACAACTCAAAGTCTGGTGAACGTGGTATATTCAGTAGTGCTAATGCTAAAAAACATGTTGACACACTTAATATTGACTTAAAGAATCCACTTAAGGGAGACAGAAGAGAATCACGAGATGACTTTGGAACAAACCCATGTTCAGAGATAATCCTGAGACCACGAGAGTTTTGTAATCTGACTGAAGCTGTAGTTAGAAGTGATGATACCCCCACCTCTTTAATAAGGAAAGTAAAACTTGCAACAATATTAGGTACATGGCAATCAACTCTAACAAACTTTAGATACTTAACTAACAAGTGGAAAACAAATTGTGAAGAGGAGAGACTACTTGGTGTCTCACTCACAGGTATAATGGATTGTCCACTTACTAATGGATCAAGTGGTGATAACTTACCTAATTTACTTATCAAACTGAAAGAAAAGGCAGTAAAAACTAACAAAGAACTAGCTGGTGAATTAGGTATTAATCCATCTGCTAGTATAACTTGTATTAAACCGTCTGGAACAGTAAGTCAACTTGTTGACTCTGCATCAGGAATCCACACACGTCACAGCCCTTTCTACATTAGAACTATTAGAACTGATGTAAAAGATCCCCTGTGTAACCTTCTGATTGATAGTGGAGTACCTCACGAATCGGACATAACTAATCCGAGTAACGTGATCGTGTTTTCATTCCCCATGAGATCCCCTAAGTTTTCTCTAACACGAAAAGACTTCTCTGCTACCAGTCAGTTGGAACTCCATAGAATTTACTCTAAGTTTTGGGCAGAACATAAAGTTAGTCAGACTATATCCGTTAAGGAAAAAGAGTGGCTTGAAGTTGGTTCTTTTGTTTTTAAAAATTTTGAAGACATATCAGGAGTTTCCTTCTTACCTTACTCAGATTTTATGTATAAACAAGCCCCTTACACTGAGTGTTCAGAAGAGGAATATAAAGAACTTACTAACCGTATCCCACTGATAGATTGGGATAAACTTTTAGATTATGAGGTACTAGACAACACAACTTCATCTCAAGAACTAGCGTGTGTTTCAGGTACTTGTGAAATATAAGGACATTTATGGACTATAACTTAGTATCCAAAGAACTAATTCAATACCTTGAAGAGATGTTTCCTAATGTACTTCCACCTAAAGGAACAACTGAATTAGAATTACTATTCTTACAAGGTCAAATGTCTGTGGTGGATAGACTCAAACAAATTTATGAGGACGATAATGTGCATAGGTAAACCACCAGCAGTACCTAAAATTATGATGCCTCCTCAACCGCCTCCTCCAGCAATGAGGGATGAACCAGAAGTAGATGCTGCAGAATTTGAAATGAATGCCGCACCTGATTCTGCTACAAAGACTAGAAAAAAGTATAGAAAGAAAAGCAAAGGCTCATCTAAATCAGTTGGAAGTAAAAAATATAAAGGTGGAGGATTAAATGCAGTATAAAAGGAGTATATAATGTGTACAGCAGGAGTTAAAGATGCACTAGCAGAAGGAAGTGAGAGCTTCAAGGATAAGGCTATTAGAGACGACCACCAAAAACAGTACTCTAAAGCTGTAGAATCTGCACAACATAATGCAGGTCAAGTTAGTGGTGATATGTACGACTCATTTCAAATGGGTATGGAGGGAGTCCAAGAGTTTGTAAATAGGAACACAGAGTCATTACGACCACAATCTCAAGACACACCAGAGGTTA